TCCTAACCAGCATTCAGAGAATGTTACGACAGCACGATAACCCAAACATTACTTTGAGCTTTGACGCGGCATCACCGTTTGTGAATACAGCATATGGACAAACGTATGCACATAACTTTTTTGAGCCTGGTAAGTTTGGTTACTTTATGGACAGAGCATTTGATCAACAAGAACTTGTTGGTAGTGATTTGCCTGCTCCGTTTGGCCACAGTCCTATTATGGAAAGGCTTACAATGGGAGACCTATGTTCAATGGGTCCAGGTGCTCAGGACAAGAACGGTAACTACAAGTTCAGTGAAGGACAACCACTTACAGATAAGCATGGTGAGCCTAAACTAGATGCAGAAGGCAATCAGTTGTATGCAGAACGTGACAGCACTACTTGGGACACACAAAGTTATTTGTATTACATGGCTCACAGTGTGTTCAATCACATTGACGCAGTACAAGAAGCAAACAGACTTGCTGACGTAGAACGTACAAGAGAATCAGTACACTATACACAGTGGCGTAAACCTACAAAGAAAAGCAGTAAAGCACAAGAGGTATCACCTTACGTGCCAGTTAACTTGTTCTTCTTTGATAGTTTTGTTAAAGATGTATTAGACCCTGCGTGTAGTGAACCGAGAAAACTAATCAAAGACTACAAGGAAATGTTAGATTCATTCAGTGTAGGCGGCGAAGCAGAAGATACTAAAGAAGAGGTGTTAAATGAGTTTTTTGAATTTTAAGAATCCTTTTAAGAAGACTGTTAAAGTTAATGGTTTAATAAAAGGCGATGTCCAGATGTTTGATAATGCTATTAGACAATGGCATCATGATAGAAATTTAATTGATGGTAGTACTGATAAAGATCAAGTACTTAAATTAATGCAGGAGTTAGGCGAACTGTCTGATAATTGTTGCAAGGGTAAAGACATGCGTGATGACCTAGGTGACATGATGGTAGTAATGCTTAATATTATGGAACGCAATGGCTACTCATTAGAAGGTTGCCTTGCACAGGCATATGGTGACATCAAAGACCGTAAAGGTAAAATGGTAGATGGTATCTTTGTCAAGGAAGAAGACTATCTATGACTAGGATTATTGTTGGGTTGTATACCAACGAGGGACACGATGTTGTATTCGAAGAACACAGCGACAGCGAAGTGCAGGTAACAGAAACATATAATGGTAACACAATGCCAACTGTGATTGTTAATCTTGCTGATGCTAAAGCAAAACAAGATCAACTATCAGCATTAGGTTATCAGTTGGTATGAAAACTATCAGAGCAACTATCACAGTAGAAATTCCGTACAGCAATGAACTTATGAACTATGGTGATAAGTTGAGCGATAAGTTAAAGCAAGTAATTGCAGATACAGATTTTATATCACACGAAACTCAGGCAGGTGATTTACAACCTTGTACAAGACCAGTTATAAGAGTAACAGATGAATAGAGAAGGACACACAATAGACACAAAGTTCTTTATAGGCACTGAAGTAGAGCATAGCCCTGCTTATGGTCAGAGAACATTGTTTGTTATTGGACCACAACCTTACAAAGAAGTATTAGCAAGGGCATTGAATAATAACTGTCCTCACATATACTTAGGTGCTAATCAAAGTTTTGACATCAGCACAGAACATGCTAAACAAGAATGGGACTTTATGTTAAACAAACTTGTAGTTGATACAGGTATTTGGGTAACACTTGACTTTGATGTAAAACATGTTGAATGGGTACTTGATAGTGGTATGACAGAGTATAACACTTTTATACCAATGATGAGTTGTAAGTTACCATTTATAAATCAATTAGGATACAATGCATGTCTCAAATTAGATGACATGGATTTCAAAGCAACAAACCCAGGTGTATGGACACACAGAGTACACGACTTGATGGATAGGAAAGTATTCACCGATTGGACCAAGTACACCAAAGATGAGGTAATAGAGTAATCGAGGAAGATACTATGAAAAGAGATGAAAGAATGTATAAGTCTACAAAAGCAAGACAAAAACGCAGACTAGTAAAAGCAATCAGAGCAAAAATTAAACGTAGTTACTATGCTCACATGCGACATCTCCGAAAGAAGTATCAAAAGATCAGAGGAAGACATCATGATGAGGCAACAAATTGACAATAACTGATGTCATAGGATTGATAGGGGTAGCATTATTAATCTACACTTATGCAATGCTACAGTTTGATAGGATAGACCCTAAAGGATTTTGGTACAGTTTTAATAATATGGTTGTTGCCATACTAGTAACTGTGAGTTTACTCTACAGTTTTAACTTAGCAAGTATGGTTATAGAAGTATTTTGGTTTAGTCTAAGTGTGTATGGCATTTGGAATTATTATAGGAAGAAGAAATAAATGGACGGTGTAATATTAGCGGCAGGTATGGTAGCAAGTTTGATTGCTATTGTGGGTTTACTATTTGGTGCAGAAGGCAGTAAAGGTATTACAGAAGAATACACCACTAAGTCGGGTGTCAAGCACACTGCAAAAAAAGATAGAGAGGAACACTTAGTATGAGAGAACTATTTGATACTTTACTGAAGCAGGACCACAAGTTACATTGGACCACAGTACTAACTGAACGTGCAATTATTGCACTGATTGGTTTGTGTACTGTTATGGCCGTAGGTGATTATGTTTATGGCATGTGGTTAATAAAGTCTGTTCAACTAGCAGACTTGTTTATGTTGTTTATTTTTGCAGAGGTAGTTGCAATGATTGGTGCGTTTTATAATACAGAACGTATTCCTGTAACATTGCCAATAATCATTGCCATTACAGCACTATGTAGATTAATAGTGTTACACAGCAAAGAAATGGAGAGTTTGGACTTGATTGCTGAGGCAGGAGCCATATTAATCTTAGCAGGTTCGGCTTACTTGATGAGCCTCAAAGATAAACTCAGTTTAGAAAAATTAAAAATTCAATCTAAGAAAGTAAAGGTTGACAAAAAGAAATAGGTATGTATAATATATAGTATGAAGATAAATCTATCGACCAGAAAAGGCAGAACAGAAATTGCCACAGAAATTGACAGTGACTTTGAAACTGAATATGACTGGCAAGAGTTTATGTTAGGCGTGTTTGATTTTTTATTAGCGGCAGGCGTTGAACTGCCAGATGAAATAGCAGATGCTTTAGACGATTTTAATGATTGAGTTATTATTGTGGAGTCTAATAGTTATTACATGGTTAAGTTATGGAATGCATGTGATAAGAGAATACATAAGGCATCACAGTGAATAGGAGAATTTATGATTGAACCACATATGAAAAAGCCACCTTTATTTAGAAGGGCAGTAATGAATACTGTTTGGTTATGGAGACGTATAATGAGTCTCAAATATAATCCACTAGGCAAGATTCCAGACCCAAGTCTGCAGACTTACTTTATGTTAGTGCTGTTTACTATTTGGAGTGTATGGTTTGGTTTCTTAGCATCAAGTTACCTAGGCTGGTTTGGCTATAGTACTGTAGCAAGTATTATTATTCATGCCGCTATATTGGTACCATTGGCAATGACTAATGCAATCTTTATTGATGCAGAACGTGATGGTCATAAGTGGCTAAAAGAATGGAAAGAAGAACACAATAGATGGACTATTGTTACCAATAGACTCAAGACAAAGAACTTGACTATATGGGATCCGAGCAAGGAGGCGTAATGGCAATATCAGATGAAATGAGAGAACAACTTGAACAGGTTGTTCAGTATGGTGATCAAATCAAAGCAATGTTTGCAGAACAAGACGACGTTGACTATGAGATTGGTGACTACGATGAACCTATCACACAACTGCTAGGACACATGAATGAAGTCATGGAAACAATAGACGGAGGTTGGTAGTGAGAAGTATTTGGGTAACGTTTACTAAAGAGGGTATTCACAAGTACCCTGCCGCCTTAGATGATCCTAAGTTAGCAACAGGCGATTGGGACGATGTATCCTTTTTAGGATATCCACATAGACACACCTTTCACTTTAAGGTGTGGCTCGAAGTGTTCCATGATGACAGAGACGTAGAATTTATACAGTTTAAGAGATGGATGGAAAGACTGTATGCACAAGACACATTGCAATTAGATTACAAGAGTTGTGAAATGATTGCAGACGATTTAGCGAGTGAGATACAAGCAAAGTATCCTGATCGCTGGATTAAGATTTCGGTAGCCGAAGATAATGAAAACGGTTGCGAAATGGAGTATCCAATAAATTATATGGATGGTCCAAACTTTGATGCTGATGGTATCGAAGAAGTATTTGATAGTCTAAAATAAGGAGAAAACTATGAGTTCAGAAATACATTTACAAATCAAAGCCGCAATGGATACTTACTTAGAGGAAAGTTCTAAGTTTGAAGACAAAGGTGTAAAGGCCGCGGCTACTAGAGCACGTGGTGCTTTGATGGAATTAACTAAACTTGCAAAAGCAAGACGTGGTGAAATCCAAGACAAAAAGAATGCAATGTAATGACAAAGAAGAAGGCAAACACTAGCTCAACACCTAAAGTTATTAGCAAAAATGAGGCTGACAAAATGGACAACTATGTTCAAAGTCTCGAAGATGAAGTAACTCATGTTGTTGACTATGGTGACATAGCAGAACCAAAAAAGAAACGAGGTAAAAAGAAGAAATGAGAAAACTGTTTTATATGGGACTTGAGTCCTACGAGGCACGATATACACTTCAGTTACAAGACTGGAATGAACGAGTATTCAAACGCAGAGGCATTGACTATGAGATCATTACAGGTGAAGAGCTGGATAACAGCAAGGCTATTGTAACAGGTAGTGTGTTAGATGCACATGGGCGTTCCTATTACAGTTTGTCTCAGACTATGAACCTTGTTCAAATGATGAAGAACGGCGAACTAACAAACGAGGATGTTATCTTTTATGAAGATATGTTTACTCCTGGTATTGAATGTTTGCCTTACATCATGGATCAGTCACCGCCAGAATACAGACCCAAAGTGTATTTGCGTTTCCTTGCACAAACTACAGACCCAGATGACTTCCTTATTAGAGAAGGAATGTTCCACTGGATGCGTAAGTATGAGGAAATGGTAGATCACGTAGTAAGTGGTATTATGGTAGCAAATGAAGAGTTTGCCGCACACTTGCGTATTGCTGGATTGTTAGCACCTATTTATGTAACTGGCTTGCCATATGGTAAAGAAGAAGTACAAGGTAGGGTTGATCACAGCACACCATTGCATAAAAGAAAGAAGCGTGTAGCCTTTGCCGCACGTTGGGATGACGAGAAGCAACCTAACTTCTATATGGATCTTGCAGAAGCATACTACAAGATTGATCCTGAAGTAGAGTTTGCAGTATTTTGCGGACACCCAGAACTAAAGAGCAACAGGCAAGAGTATGTTGATAGGGCATTAGCCTATGAAGGTGGTCACAACAGACTCGGTGATGCAAACTTCAAAGTCTACACAGGCTTAAAGAAGAATGACTACTATAATTTACTTGCAGACAGCCAGGTGCTGTTCAATTGTGCATTGCAGGATTGGACCAGCAACACTGTAAGTGAAGCGGATACCATGGGGGCATTAACACTGTTTCCTGCTTACAGAAGTTTCCCAGAAGTATTTGCAAATAACCATAACCACTTGTATGCTCCTTGGAGTATTGATGATGCAGTAAACAAATTGCAGAATATGTTTGCCAACATCGAAGCCAAAGACCTCAGTGGTTATAACTTAGGAAAAATATCAGACTACCAGAATGGTACTATCGATAGAACGTTAGATATTATGATGGGCAACGGAGAGCAATATGCAAGGAACGAATGGGACTTCCGTAGACATGTTGCTATAAACAAATATGAGTGAAGCAAAAACAATCTTAGTAACAGGAGGTAGCGGATACATTGGTGGGCAAGTTTGTCGACTACTTGTAGATGCAGGCCACAATGTTATTAACGTAGACAGGCGTAAGAGCGACATACCAGGTGTTACACTATATCCTTTTGATATAGATAACCACCAACTAAAAGGTGTTATCCAACTTACAAAGCCAGATACCATTATGCACTTTGCCGCAGACCATGAAGTTGGTCGTAGCATGAGTGAACCAGGAGTGTTCTATTGGAACAACGTGGCTAACACTATTGCATTGTTAAATCATGCAGTAGAGGCTGGTGTACAGAACTTTATCTTTAGCAGTTCAAGTTCAGTGTATGGGGATATAGATAACTTCCCAACCACAGAAGACACACCAAAGTCACCTGTTAGTTCTTATGGAATGAGCAAAAGTATTATTGAAGATATACTACCAGACTATAAACGAGCATACGGTCTTAACTATGCCGCTCTGAGGTACTTCAATGCCGCTGGTGCAAGTCCAGACAACACACATGGTTACATGCAAGAAAAGGCTTCTCACATTGTCCCAATCATTAGCAGAAAGATACTTGCTGGTGAAGTTGTAGAAGTGTTTGGTAACGACTATAACACAGAAGATGGTACATGCGAACGTGACTACACTCACATGTTTGACATTGCCACAGCACATTTGGCCGCTGATTACTACCTGTCTGATGGTGGAGAAGGTGGCATATTTAACATTGGTGCAGGTAACAGCATGAGTGTTTTACAAGTAATAAATGCATTTGAAAGAGTGCTAGGCAAAACTGTACACTATGAATTTGTACCAAGACGTGATGGTGATGCACCTAAGACGTTTGCAGACAACACAAAGGCACGTGAAGCATTTGGTTGGACTCCAATGTTTGGTTTAGATGAAATAGTTGAACATTCGTTTGCATGGGAAGAGAAGAACTTTAAGAAATGAATAGTTACGAATATATAAGTCAGGACTTAATGAAAACGTATTACAAATCTGTAATACAAAAGATGGCACAAAGCAATTACAAACCAGATTTGGTTATAGGGTTACTTCGAGGTGGTGCTGAGATGGCTGTGAATTTCAGTCACTACTTTGATGTACCTTGTGAAATTATCAAGTGGCAGTTACGTGACAGCAACAAAGATATTGATAAAGAATTACTTGCTGAAATTATAAAAAGCAATTCGCATTCTAATATTTTAGTTGTAGATGATTTGTGTGACACAGGTGCGGCATTACAAGGCGTTGATGATGTCTTCTCTGATGCACACTTCTTAGGTGATGTTTCCTATGCTGTATGTATAGAAAACATTGATAATGATTTCAACATTGATTTTACTGCTAGACAGATTAGTAGAAATGTTGATGAACAATGGTTTGTATTTCCATGTGAGAGTTGGTGGTTATGAAAACAGCAGATATAAAAAATGAAAACGGTTATGTGGTTTATTTGTATATAAACAATGACCTATTTGGTACAGTTGATGTTAGAAACAAGTCTATTCACTATGCTGAAGATGTAGTAGAGAATTGGCAGAACGGTATACTAACAGAAGACAACCAACACATTAAAAATAAAAAGACGAAATTATTCACATCATAGTTGACTTTTTATCTAAATACAAGTATAATATAAAGACATCCTCGTCTTAAACTCGGAGAAAACGACATGAAAAAACATGAAGAAGTAGCCAAAAGGTTACAAGAAAGTAACACTCGTTACTGGGCCGGAGATAACATCTCACAACATCTTGAAGAAGGTGACAAACAAACATTAATAGAAGAAGCCACAGTAGCATTTGAAAATGTGCTAGACACGTTGGTTATCGATAGACACAATGACCCTAACAGCATGGGCACAGGCAAACGTCTTGCTAAAATGTATATCAATGAACTAATGGCAGGACGTTATGATCCAATACCACCTGCAACTGCTTTCCCTAACGACAGTGCTGATAGGTATGAAGGCATGTTGGTTGTGCGTAGTGAGCTCACAAGTATGTGTTCACATCATCACCAGATCGTTAAAGGTGTTGCATACATTGGTATCATTGCCAGTGAGAAACTAATTGGACTAAGCAAGTACACAAGGATTGCACAGTGGTGTGCAGAGCGTGGTACATTGCAAGAAGAACTTGCTAACGACATCGTTAGAGAGATTCAGAAAGCAACAGGCACAGAGAACTTGGGTGTATACATTCAAGCCACACACGGTTGTGTAGAGAACAGGGGTGTTAAAGCACACAGTAGTCTCACACAAACAACTGTATTAAAAGGTGCATTCAAAGATGACCCAGCAACTAAGAAAGAGTTTATGGACAATATTAAACTACAACAATCATATGCGTGTGATAGATAATGTCGATTAGTGCTAGAGGACCAAGAAACATATTAGTGATTGATCGTAATTGCGTTCCTATCAATGAAATTATTAATCATGTAGTTCATCACAGAGACATTGATAATGTAATGTCAAGATACAGTGTTCATGAGAGCGAAGTATTTGATGCTATCAGTTGCTGGTGTGATGTGCGTGAACCCACTGAGAATGATTTTATCAAGTTCAAGACGGAGATGAATGAGACTGGTATACTTGATGTTGAGACAACAGGTATCAGTGACTGGATGATGCTGAGTTGTATATCATTTGGTAAGGATTATCAACCTACTGAATCAGACCTATCATACCTTTATGGTTGGGGACTAGGTGAACTGTTGATACAATCTATGACTGATATCAAAAACGATACCAAGGACTACGAAGCAAGTGTATTGCATGAAGCAATACTGTTAGCATTTGAAAGCAGTTACAAAAAAGTAACACCAGAGAATGCTGAAGAAATGATTTACAGTATTGAATTAGAAAGAAGCAGAGATGAGGTAAGACATTGAGCAACGTACCTATTAAATATTCTGAGACATTTTACTCAGCACAAGGTGAAGGCCAGTACATAGGCATACCCAGTTTGTGGATGCGATTCTTTTTGTGTAACTTACAATGTAATGGCTTTGGACAAGCAGATCCTACTAATCCTGATACATATGAATTGCCATTTGAGGAGATTGATATATCTGATATAACAGATGTACGTGATCTTCCTGTGTTCGATAAAGGCTGTGATAGTTCGTACACATGGAGTAGAAAGTACAGGCATCTTATTACTAACAGAAGTATCAAAGAAGGAGTTGATGAGCTCACAGAACTACTGCCACATGGCAAGTTCCAGAACCCTGTTACCAAACAATGGGTACACATGGTGTTTACTGGTGGTGAGCCATTACTCCATCCTACACAACCTGGTATCATTGGCGTACTAAATGAATTCAAAGAGCGTGATAACTTCCCTAACAATGTCACAGTTGAAACAAATGGTACACGTGAACTAAGTGATGATTTGTTTTACTACATACAAAACAACTTCACAGATGTAACTGGCAGAGAATGGTTTTGGTCGTTGAGTCCTAAGTTATGGAGTACTGCTGGAGAAAAGCATAAACGTGCTATTAAGCCTGAGTTTGTTGCTAAGTATGCAAAGTGTACACCACACGGTCAGTTAAAGTTTGTAGTAAACGGAAGTGAGGAGAGTTGGCGTGAAGTCGAAGAGAACACAAAAGCATTTCGTGATGCTGGTTGCGATTACCCTGTTTGGATTATGGGGGTCGGTGGCACCTTGGAAGGACTCAAGGTCACTGAAGCAGACATTGCCGATGAGGCCATCGCCAGAGGATATTATTACTCCAGCAGGGTCCACGTTCATATATACGGCAATGCTATAGGCAAGTAATGTTTAGATATATTGAGAATGTATTTGATGAAACAATACTAAATCGCTTTTACAATAAGTATTTTCAAATACTTGATAGCGATCTCAATAGCCACGACATTTGGGCAGACAGTGCAACAAAGAATAAAACACTGCCCGAATGTTTTACAAGCAACTTAACAACACAAGAACGTTATGAACTCATAGAGTATTTGTACTCTACACCAACTTCACCTTTCCACCAAGACAACCGAATACGTAATTGCGATGTAGCAATACAAAAATTGTTGCCAAATTGTAGCATACCAAAACACACAGACACTTGTATAGGCAGTATGACGGTGTTCATGAACAAAGAGTATGACACTTCTAATGGCGGACAGTTTGTTTGGTATGACCCGGAAGTAGAAAAAGTGTCATACTCTGTGATACCAAAATGGAACTGTGCCGTGTGGAGTTATAACAGCGGTATAGAGCATGAGGTTACCACAGTAAACCAACACAATAGAATCACAATGCAGTTTTTTATATGGGACAATAAAAAGGATGCGAAAGTCCAAGTCAAAAGTTGAAAGATATTTGAGAGTGAGGATTGACATGTTGTGTGAAGAACGTAAAAAGAACAACAACGAAGTTGCTCACATGGTCATAGATAAATGTGTAGGCGAACTGAGTTATGTATTGGAATTGATTGAGAGAGAAAACAATGCAAACAATTAAAGAAACAGTTGTATACGAAAAGACACATAATAAAACAGGTCAAAAATATGTTGGCATCAGTACCAGAGACACAGACAATTATGATGGCTCAGGTCCTAGATGGCTAGAACATTTAGAAGAACACGGTAACGATCATTCTACTGAAATTTTATTTAAGACCACTTTACAACAAGAACTCACAGACTTTTGTGAAGCATACAGCAAAGAAAAGAACATTGTAGAAAGTGACTTGTACTCAAATGTACTACCAGAGCATGGTGGATGCTTAGGTGGTGAAGCCAATCCAAATTACAAAGATGGTAAGTGGGTAGGCAGACATGATGATAAAGAATTAGAACGTCGTGTACAAAAAGAGGCGGATGCTGTTAAATATGAAAGAGACAAAGACCTTTTTACTAAATATCAAATGAATGCCAGATACCACAAAAGCAAAGGCAACCGTGAACAAGCACGTTATTGGTTTGATAAATGGCAAGCCGGTATAAGAGGAGAGGACAATAACGGACAGTCTTTACAAAAAACAGACACCTTTGAATTTTGGTATCAGTGTGTAGGTAGAATGAGTTGGGAGAAAAGAAAGGCATTTTATGGTTGACATTAGCCAGAAAAACTGTATAATATATATTAAGACTAGGAGAACCCATGGCAAAGAAATTACTACCCTTTCATATGTCGCCCAAGAGTTGGGGTAAGAAAGGCAAAGACAGAGAAGTTGCAGAAGCAGAATACACCCTTGATGGCGACGAATTGCAATTTGAATTAAACAAAATTGAAAGCAAGTATGAAAGGCTTGAAGCAGACAAGTTAGGCGAACCTTACGTGAATGTTATTAGGATGGGTGTTGATCCTGACAATGTAGTACAAGGATACTTTGAATTAGATTGGAACGATGCATTTGTTGCAATGCTACAAGAAAAAGGTATGCAAGGTACAAGCGATGAGGACGTTGTAAACAAATGGTTCAATGCTGTTTGTAGAACAGTTTTATTACAAGAACAAGCAGACCATGACTATGGTATGCAAACAGGACAGAGAGACGATGTCATCAGGACAACAGACACTAGATCAGAAGGCGAAGACTAAACTAGCAGTTCTAGTACAAAAACTAGATGCAGTAGTCACAGAAGCCATTGAGGATATGGATACTAAAGAAGTATCATATATACTTGAGAACTTTAGACAACATCTTAAATATGATGTTAGCAGGAACTTTGAAGAACGTAGAGTTGAGGACTTAAAGAAGAGTCCATTTGATGACATACTAGGAGATATATGAACACTAAAATTACTTGGGCTGAACTAGCACTTACTAAACCTAGGACACTTACAGAAGGTGTTAACGTGTATAGTTCTAGTGTAGGTGGCATACCTGTTAAACAAATTGTAATGTCTACTATCACTAACATTACATTCACTAGTAATTGTGTTGTGTTGCCCCTACAAGCAATGGGTAGCCTAATACACAAAGATGGTAATACAATGATGTCAATGGGAGAGATGCACAGTATTGCTGAAGGCACAGTTTATACACCTAGCATGGCTTTTTCTACTATCATTATCATAGGCGAAGGAGATATTACACATGGCTAACACATATTCATATCATGAAGTTAACTACGATGGTAACAGTGGTTGGCGTGTGATTTTAACAGATAGCACTGGCAGGATTGTGGAGTCACGTTCATTCCCAACAGAAGCACAATGTATTTCATATATGGAGAAAAAACAAAATGGCTAATTATATTCTTGTAGACAGTTTGAATATGTTTATGCGAGCCAAGCACGTTGGTGGTGGCAAGGACATAGACATGCGTGTAGGTATGGCTATGCACATCATGTTCAACAGCATTAAGAAGTGTTGGAAAGACTTTAATGCTGATCATGTTGTATTCTGTTTAGAAGGACGTAGTTGGCGTAAAGACTTTTATCCTCCATACAAAGCAAACAGAAAAGTTACTGCTGACAAACGTAGTCCACGTGAGATTGAGGACGACGAGTTATTCTTTGAAGCATATAATGATATGATTACTTTCTTTGCAGAAAAGACTAACTGTAGTGTAATACGTGTTCCTAATGCAGAAGCAGACGATCTTATTGCAACATGGGTACAACAACACCCCAACGATAATCATGTTATTGTTAGCACAGACAGTGACTTTTATCAGCTCATAGCACCTAATGTAACGCAGTACAACGGCACTACGGATCAGATAGTTAGTCTTGCTGGCTTTCTTAATGCTAAAACAATGGAAAGAGTGGTAGATAAAAAGACAGGCAAAGAAAAAGAATTACCCGACCCAGAGTGGTTGCTGTTTGAGAAATGTGTTAGGGGTGATAGCAGTGATAATGTATTCAGTGCATACCCTGGTGCTAGAAAGAAAGGCAGTAAAAATAAGACTGGTATGCTAGAAGCATATGAAGATAAAGAGCGAGGCGGTTTCAACTACAACAACTTCATGTTACAGCGATGGGTCGACCATGAAGAAGTTGAGCATAGAGTGAAAGATGATTACGAACGCAATCGCACACTTATTGATCTCACACAGCAACCTGATGATATTAAAGAAGCATGTATAAATATTGTCAATGAAGCAAAGCAATCAGAGCCCACAACAAACGTTGGTATACACTTTATGAAGTTCTGTAACAAGTGGAACTTACAAAGACTTAGTCAAGCACCAACAGAGTTTGGAGAGATATTTAGTAAACAGATTACATAGGAATAAAATGGATTTAGGAAGATGGTATCACAATTTTAAGTTTTGGGGAGTAGTACCTCCAGAGAAAGAACCAGAACCAGAACAGAAGGAAACTAAAGTTATTGACGTCATGGAAGACGATGTTGACCCAGCAGAAGTAACTTTGGAGAATGCATATAAAACGAGGTGGATATGGTATCACACAATACTAGCAATAGAGATATTAATGACGAATCTGTTATTGATAGCCATTCTAATAGTGATAGCAGTGAAGTTGTAGAATGGAGTGATGCTGATAAAGCATTATGGATACTACAAAATGGTCAGCCCAAGTATGCTGAAATATTTGAGCGTGTAGACGATCATGTATATTCCAGACCGAGCAGTGCCCCGGAAGACATCGTACCTCCCTGGGTGAGCAGAGAAAGAAAATTAAAGTACGTAACAAAGAAAAAGAGCTATATGGAGGCACACAATGAGTTTCAAGATCAATTTACAGAACCAGCCAAGCACGGCAACAGGTTCCTTAAAGAGGACAACCATCACCAAAGGTGGCTCACTAAGGACGAACAGCAAAGACTTAGGATTAAGAGAGATGAGTAAGACTATGCTACAACAAATTTCAGATGTAGCATGGCTAGTACACCAGGGTGAAGAAAAATTAGGTATCTTAAATCAAGATATACAAGGACATTATACCTACATTACTGGCAGAGACTTAATTAAGTTTGACGACGAAGACGAAGTTAAAACACACTTTGGTAACATTACACTGTTCACTGAGAAGATTGGAACTCCATTACAAACAACAGAAAAGTTCTTTATCAGAGGACATGAAGTTGATTATGAAATGCCATTTGCACTAGATAAAGATCACCCTGACTATGATGAAGCCCTCCCATTATACACAAAGATAGAAGGCAGTGATGTTTACTATGCCGCAGGATTCTACTGCATCAACTTTGAAAAAGGTTGGAAACATGCACATGGTCCTAAATTGGCTACATTGACCAAGTATGGCTTTGAAGGTCCATTTAAGACTGAAGATGAAATGCGTCAACGTCTCAAAGTATTAAACAGATTAAGGAGAAAGGTTGGTGAATGAATTACAGCAATTACTACTTAGGATCAAACAACTAGAAGACAGGAACATTGTGTCAGCAGAGTTTGATATTGCATTTATAAAAAAGGCATTGTCTTATGCTATTATCAACCCTAAAGCCAAGGGCAGTAGCAAACTTGAGGTTGACGGTGGGAATTTTTCAACCAACTCAAAAGGTTGATGTACACTTGTCTGATCGTTCTACTAAAACTACTATAGAACACAAAGGTGAATACAGAGTAGAATTTCCATATCGTGTGTACGTGAATAACAATGCTATTCTATTGTCTGACATGTATAAAGTAGATGATATGGTTACAGGAAGGTGGGGTTGGAACTTCAAACCTCATCCAGATATGGATGTATACAGTGAATCATGGTATGAAAAACAAGATGCATATCTGTCATTTGAAAAACAAGAAGATGCTGTTCAAGTACAACTAGGTATGCAATTTAACAAGGATTAAAACGTGTGTTAACTGCTATTTTTTGATAAATAATAGTACGGAGACAACACACATGAGCAGACCAAAACCAACAATTTTGTTAGAAGCAATTAACAAACATACTTATAAAGCAGAACAAGTACTCAGTGCAGATGCAATCTACAGTGTATTTCACGAGGGTCATCCAATCAATCTCAGAACATTAAACACACTTGTAGATTATCCAGGACCAAAGTATAAGAAGGTATCATTCAGTAATCCAGGTCATGCATTTAATTTAGCAGAAAGACTTAACAAAATATTTAAGTCAGAGTCATTCACAGTTGTTAAATTAACAGAGGGTGTTGAAGTCAAAGAGTCTGATATAAAATAAATACTTGTATGCTGAACAATTTGCATACATACATTTTAGACGAAGTAAAAGACCACCTAGTAAAATCACTTACCTCCTTGCACGGTGAAAAGAAGTACACCGATGAAGAACTATTCCGTACCTTATTCAAAAACTATCGTATGCGAGATGGTGAGCATACTGGTTTATTACTTTCATACTATGGACACAGAGTACTAGCAAAATCGTTCCAGTCGTATTCATACCAAATTAACTTTCAAGACAAAGCAAAAAAGATGAAAAAAACTAAGCATAGCACATTAATAGCACTTGACAAAAACATGAAATGGCCTTATTATATAGGTAAGAAATATGTCACTTTCTTCAGCGAAGATGATGCAAGTTGGTTTAGATTATCTGGTAGTGACATCAACGACTTTTCAGGATACGTGTAGGAGTTACAATGGACACCTTGATGCTTAACAAAGATGCATCACCTATTAGTATCTTGCCACTGAGTGCTGTGGGCTGGCAAGATGCAATTAAGTATATGTGGTTAGATAGAGTAGCGGTATTAGAATGGTACGACGATTGGGTTGTGCGATCTCCCAGTTGGGAAACAAAAGTACCTGCGGTAATGATGGTCAAAGACTATGTGCGTAAAAGCACGTATCCTCGTTTTAGCAAGTATAACGTAACACTTAGGGATAAGTTTACGTGTCAGTATTGCACAAAGCCTGTAGCACTATCTAACGTTACAATGGATCATGTGTACCCTGTGAGCATGGGTGGCTCTACTTGCTGGGAGAACATTGTGGCAAGTTGTATGAAATGTAATACCACCAAGGGCTCCAAACTAATCAAACCAAGACGCGAACCTTACAAACCAACTTACTATGAGTTGGCTAACATAAGAAAGCAATTACCGTTTGATATCAAACATCCTAGTTGGGAAAACTACATCTAAAAAAAAGGTTGACAATACCTAAAACTCGTGTATAATGTGTAACATGCTTAGGAATAAACCTATGCATATTGTTAAACTAAGGTAAAATTAGGAGGTCATATGACTACAACTACTACTTTAACTAAAGAGCAAAAAGTATTAAACGCTCTACAAGAAGGAAGAACTCTTTCATCTGCACAGATGAGAGCATTCTTTGGAACTGGTAACCCACAAGCAGTGATCCAATCACTAAGATTCAAAGGATTTCCAATCTATTTGAATGTTGTGACTGACACTAAAGGAAGATCAAGAAACGTATATCGTCTTGGTACTCCTTCAAGAGCAGTTATTGCCGCTGGATACAAAGCGATCGCAAACGGCACTGTCTAAATCCAGTTCTGGAACAGAAAGAGAGGGCATTCCGCCCTCTTTTTTTGAACTTTTTTACACTAATTTAATTTCTTTAATCAAATCAAGCACTTACAAAACATCAAAACGGTTGACAATATACAAAGATTTGCTATACTATATTCATAGTTAGGAAATTAAATAGGAGTAAGATATGGACCTACAAGTAAAACCCAGTTCAGTTACTAATATTGTAAACAGAGCGTTTGAAGCAAAAAGACCTGTCTTTTTGTGGGGAGCACCTGGTATTGGTAAATCAGAACTTATTGAGCAAATTACTGAGTCTCTCGGTAATTCCACAATGATAGACATGCGTTTGGCACTTATGGAGCCAACTGATTTGCGTGGCTATCCTTTCCGTAACCCAGAAACAAATACCATGGAGTGGGCTCCTCCAGCAGACTTGCCTACGCAAGAATTTGCGGCACAATACGATAATGTTGTATTGTTCTTAGACGAGCTCAACTCTGCACCACCAAGTGTACAGGCGGCGGCTTACCAACTTATCCTAAACGGCCGAGTTGGTCAATATGAGTTGCCAAGTAACACTCTCATTATTGCGGCAGGTAACCGTGAGACAGACAGAGGTGTTACATACCGTATGCCAGCACCGTTGGCTAACAGGTTCCGTCATATTAATATGGCAGTTGACTTTGGTGATTGGCAGAAGTGGGCACTTAACAATAGCATCCACCAGGATGTAGTTGGTTACCTTTCATATGCCAAGCAGGATCTTTTTGACTTTGATCCTAAAACAAGTTCACAGGCATTTGCTACTCCTCGTTCATGGAGTTATGTAAGTGAGATGTTGAACGTTGCTTCATTCGACGAGGCATCTATCTCAGAGCAAAAGGCTGAGATTGCAGGTGCAGTTGGTGAGGGAATGGCTGGTAAGTTTATTGAGCACAGACGTATCTCAGGTAAACTACCCCACCCATCCGACATTATGGATGGTAAAGTCAAGAAACTTAATGAGGATATTTCCAGAGAAATCTCTGCCAAGTATTCCTTAGTTGTCGGTCTCACCTACGAGATTGCAGAATTGCACAAAGAAAACAAAGGTGGTAAGGAGTTCCAGACTGCCTTTAACAATGCTGTAAGGTTTGCATACGATAACTTTGAGCCTGAAATGGTTATCTTGTTGTTCAAGACAATCATGACAGACTACAAGATTAAGTTCAATATCCGAACAGATCTAGACAAGGATGTGTACAAAGTGTTCTCTGAGAGATACACCAAGTACATTGTAGATTAATCAGTTTTAGCACTGGGCACCTACTACTCCTCCTACCTAACTGTCTCAGTGCTAATCGACCCCTCTTCGGAGGGGTCACCCTTTAATAAATAGGTTGACAAACAGGCATTATTTGCTATAATAGTTGTATTAGTTAGGAGAACTTCATGAGCAAAGATATTAAAAAAGCGGCATCCGAAGTAGCAGATGTAATCATACCAGAAACTACAAAGACTTCTGCACAAATCGAAGACACACTGATCGGCTCTCGTATTAAAATGCTGATTAACCAGCCCTTTTTTGGTAACCTAGCAACTAGGTTACACTTTGTTGACGCCACTGCTTGGTGTCCCACATTGGCTACTGACGGTAGAAACTTTTATTACAACCGTAACTTTGTTGCCGCACTTAGCGACGAAGAAGTAGTGTTTGGTTTTGGTCATGAAGTTCTCCATTGTGTATATGATCACATGAACAAGGACATGATTGGTAATAGAGATCGTAGACTTTGTAACATTGCACAGGACTATGTTATTAACGCAGACCTTATTGATGCTGGTGTTGGTGAACAGATCAAGTTAGTTCAAATATGTCATGATTGGAAGTATCGTGGAATGCACTGGATGGAAGTGTATGACGAACTGTTCCGTCAGGCTGAAGAAGAAGGTCGTGTTATTGAGGTTGGTACACTTGATATGCACATGGACGGCATGGACCAAAATGGTGGCGAAGGCAATGATGCACCAGGTGAAGGTAACAACGATGGTTCAGAAGGTCCTATTCAATACAGCGATGACGAGATGGAGACTATCAAGAACGAAATGCAAAATGCTGTGGTGAATGCCGCTAAGGTTGCAGGTGCAGGTAACTTGCCTGCAGGTGTTAAGCGAATGCTGAAAGACTTGTTGAATCCTCAGTTAGACTGGCGTGAACTACTTGCAATGCAAATCCAAAGTGTTATCAAAAGTGATTACACATTTGGTGTCCCTTCACGTAAGGGTATGGACGCAGGCATTTGGTTACCTGGTATGGATCGTGAAACAACAATTGATGTTGCTATTGCATTAGACATGTCAGGTTCTATTATGGACGAGATGGCACGTGACTTCCTTTCAGAAGTAAAAGGTGTTATGGATCAGTACACAGACTTCAAGATACACTTGTTCTGCTTTGACACTGAAGTACACAATCCGCAGAGTTTCACACAAAACACTATGGAAGAGTTCATGGAGTATGAACTTGCTGGTGGTGGCGGTACTGAGTTTGATTGCTGTTTCAACTACTTGAAAGACGAAGGCATTGTGCCTAAGAAGTTTATTATGTTCACAGATGGTTACCCTTGGAGTAGTTGGGGCGACGAGTCCTACTGTGACACACTGTTTGTTGTACATGGTGGCGGCTATGGCGAGCCTCCTGTAGCACCGTTTGGTATCACTGTTCCATACACAAGAGAGGATTAATAATGAGTAAGAAGTATGCTGTTTTAGAAGGCTATGGCAAATTGATTGTGCCTGTTAGCATGTTAGAAAAAGTTACAGAGCATTGCTATTTAGGTTCTACTAGTTGGACCACGGAAAAGGAAGTCTTAACTGAAGTCCATGAGATTGGTAAGGTATTGCTCATTGATCAAAAGGACATTGACGATGCAAAGGTGCAGATGGCACTGTCAGGAGATTGACAAATCTACAATTTTTGCTATAATATGTGTATAGTTAGTTAGGAGTAGATATATGCAACCTTGGGAAATAATACAAAAATTAGAATCAGATAACAGCAGACTGTTCAAAGAATCTGTTGTTGCAGATCATATTGATGATGGCTTGTTTAAGACAGGCCTTCAGTATGCACTCGACCCACTTGTGACATTTGGTGTTCAACAAGTTCCTGTTAAGAAAGACCCCACTGGCGAAGGACTTTTGCCTGAGGATTTCTATGACATGGCTGATGCATTGATTGCCAGAGACCTCACAGGACATGCGGCCAGAGATGCTATCCTTGTTGCAATGGCTAAGGCTACACAAGAAGAATGGAACGACTGGTACAGACGTATCCTAATCAAAGACCTACGTTGCGGCGTAAGTGTTAAAACAGTGAACGGTGTAAAGAAAGATACTGTTCCTGTGTTTGGTTGTATGTTAGCACATGATGGTGCAAAACACCCTAAGAAAATTACAGGAGAATGCTTTGTCGAATATAAGTATGATGGTGTTAGAGTTATTGCAATCGTTAAAAATGGCGATGCTACTCTTTATTCACGTAATGGTAAGTTACTAGCAAACTTCCCTCACATCAATGAAGCACTCAGTAAGCCAGAGTTTGAAGGCTTGGTGTTTGATGGTGAAGTAATGAGTGATGATTTCCAAACACTCATGAAGCAGGTACACAGAAAAGAAGGTGCTCAAACAGAAGATTCATATCTAGCAGTGTTTGACTTGCTCACAATAGAAGAGTTCAATGCTGGTGGTACAGAGTTAAACGCATTTCACAGACGTGAGAGATTAATCAGTTACCAACCTTTCTTTAATGTAAGGCTACAACTTGTACAGGCTGTTAAATTAGACTTAGACAGCGAAGCAGGACAACTTGCATTCAAGAACATGAACAAAGAAGCCTTAGAAGAAGGCTATGAAGGCTTAATGATCAAGCCTATACACGAAGGCTACAAGTGTAAACGTTCACATGCTTGGTTAAAGATCAAACCTTTTATAGAAGTTACACTGAACGTTGTAGCACTAGAAGAAGGCACAGGCAAGAATGAAGGTGGGCTTGGTGCTCTTGTTGTAGAAGGTGAGGACGACGGTAAGTTCTTCCATCTCAACGTTGGTAGTGGACTTACTGATGAGAACAGAGAGCAAATTTGGGCTAACCAAGATAGTGTTATTGGACAGTTAGTTGAGATTAGAGCTGATGCGGCAACGCAAAGCCAGGACGCAGAAGATACTTGGAGCCTTAGGTTCCCAAGGTTTAAGACCTTTAGAGGTTTTGAACTAGGAGAGAAACTGTAATGAAGCGACTTGCTGAATGGTTACAGATCTGTAAAGTACACTGGAAAGAAATCTTTGCTATGAGTTTTATATTGCATTTTGTTACAGACCTATTAATTATAGGACCTCTTTTTTATGTGCTAGGTGCTGTATTTGGATTGCCTGTAGAGTGGCACGGACATGAATGAAGTCTATGTTACATTTAATAAACTAGGAGAGTTAGACTTAGAACTCCTCAAAGGATCGCCAGAATTAGTTACTATGATTAAGAATGGCGTGGTAATTAGTTGTGACAATGAAACTTTTGAAGAGCTAGAACAGTTTGTAGAAGAGACTGCCACAGGCATTTGGTATGTTAAAAAGTCGCCTTACTATCAGCATAAGTTTTATTTCTTAGAAGTAATGGACAGGGAAAATTTGATAGCAAAAATAGCACAAATAAAACTAAGCAATGGCAAATAACTATAAAGTATACAACAATGTTCTTAGTGAAACACAAATTAAACAATGGAAAAAGTTTTACGTAGAACAGGCTACATTTGCATATAACAGTGTTGACAGAGAACAACACGGTACAAGTTTTTTACAGAATACTGGATGGGACTTAAAACGTTCTATTGAGATGTTTGGTATAGATGAATGGATAGAACCTTACATCAAACCAGTAGAACCAAAAGTTAAAGCAAACGATTTTCACGATGCATATCTCAATGCATTACTATCAGGCGATGACTTTTGTGAACATCAGGACATCATAGATACTACAGATGACATGTATTATGTGAGTTGTGTATTGATGTTGAATCCTTACATGACTGAAAAAGATGCAGGGTTTGTGCTTAACGATACACTTATCCCATACGAGTTTAACAAACTAATAGTGTTCAACGGTAAACAAACACATAAGCCGTTAGCACCCAAAGAAGGTTGGGTAAGACTTAGTTACTATTGTAGTTTTTCTAATGCATTCAAGGTTAGATACAATGCTAACAATACTAAATCAAGCAATCCGTGGCATAGAGACATAATAATTAACCAGAAATTCACTGGTCAATAAAAGTAGATCATTAAATACTACTATAAATAAATTTACCATTTACTATTAAGGAGCAGACAAAATGGCAGAAGAAAATCAAGTAGAAGTCGAAGAGCAGGTTGAAGCACCCGCAGAAGGACAAGATGGTGTTGCTACACCTGAAAGTATCTCATTACAAGACTTACAAGTACTTGCACAGATTGTAGATCTAGCAAGTCAACGTGGGGCATTTAGAGGTGCTGAATTAACACAAGTCGGTAGCATTTTCGACAAATTAAATGCATTTTTAGGCTTTGTTGCAGAACAACAAGCCGCTAACGCAGAAGCCGAAGAAGGTGAGGGAGAGCCTGAAGCGCCTGCAGAAGGAGAATAATCATGGCAGATATTATGAAACATGTTGGAGTTTATGGAGGCAAACCTTGTGTTGTAGTCTTCCGTGAAGTTCCAAATGAACCAGAAAATTGTTTGATTGTACTTAGTGACGCACTTGAAGAAACAAAGCATGATGATCTTATGAGCATTGTGTCAAGTAACGAAGGTCAGGGTGCTAGAAACATCTCTGATGTATTAGGCAGACGTCAATATACTACAGGTGAACAAGTATTAAATGATTTACACTTTACTAAGAAATTAGTTAAAGTTCCAGTAAGTCAAGTTAGTCTTACACCTACACCCAGTCAAAATGTACCATTGAGTGAAGTCAATGCTGAAATCCGCAAGATTGATGCAGACATCAAAGATGTAAGAGACCCTGCTGTTGCAAATCAAGTTGCTGAACAACCACTTATGGAAAGTTCCGCAGACGTTGTACAAGCAGAAGCACCTGTTGCTGATGTTGCTGACCAAGACCCAAGTGATATTGCTAAAGGCTTAATTGCTCAAGCAGAACTAATGGAAGAGGACGGTAATCGTATGCTACATGATGCAGACTTAAAAAGAGAAGAAGCATACGCACTAGACCCTAAATTAAGGGGTCCAGGAAGACCAAAAAAGATCGCTAAATAAGTGTAGTACACTATAAGGAGAACACCGGTGAGCAAGTCTGCCCCACAGGTTGTATTGCTAGGAAAAGGCAAGAGCGACCACACTGATGAGATGTCTAAATTAATTGATGATATCAAACCAGAAAACATACCAGCTCAATTCTTAGAAGGTGTTTACGTTACTACACCTAGTGGTAAGAAGTATCAAATAGATCCTCGATTATATGCAGACCGTGGGTTGAATTATAAAAATGTCGGGGACTATATTGATACACTTAAACTCAACATTGACGAGAGTCCAGAAACAATCGAGGTCGTAATAGACCTCGATGCTACTAAAAAAATCCTATCTAAAAGTGTTAAGTCCTTAACAGATATTTTAGAAGGCGACTAATAACCAACACATCAATACATAAGTCGCAAAATGTGCGCCTTGATCAATACCATGCATTATCCAATACTGATGATCATTTGGTGTTAGTGGTGGGTTAGCCGTTGCTAAACTACTGCTTTTGATGTAGTCTACGTGATAGTGTAAAAACGTATCAAGTAAAAAACCTACTGCTAGTGCAGGCCATATACCTACTCCTGCACTCCATAATACGATAAAACTGCCTATGCCATGAAGTCCTGCGTGAAGCATTCCTCCGTCGCCACCGTATATATGTTTATCTTTGAATTGATATCGAGTCTGTACAAAATAATCAAATATATAATGCTTGATCATTAGACCGATTAATAGAGCGATGTCCATGTGTGTTCCTCCTGTCTACTCTACTGTATTTATTACTTGTACCCTATTTGCATAAAACGAGTGTACACAGGCGTTTTTAAGGCGCCTACGTAACGTGTATTGCTTAATGGGTACTTAGATTGCATATCATCTATGCTTTGACAAGTGTTTATATGGCCATTAAAATCAGGTGAGTCGTTGGTTTGCATGACTATTAGTTGCTCGTTACTAGCAGTTTCAAACCAACTTGTATCCATGTGTTCACAACTGGTATTGATAACTACGTTTGGTGTAACTTCTATCAGTTCGCCACCTGTTTGAAACTCCATATTATCTGTGGACAGCATCGACACATCAGCAACGACACCTTTATATTTCCAAGAATTTTCGACATATCGTCTATTGAATATTTCGCTTTTGCTAACTGCAACTGGATCTACATCAAACCCATACAATCTTTCTATGCTAAACGAATCGTGAAGCAGTGGTACCAAACTACCAATCCAACAACCTAACAATGCCCATGTGGTGTTAGATTCAATTGGTACCACTTGTAAACAGTTCTTTAACCATATTTTGCTTGCCATTTGTCCTAGACTAAATGCGTCTTTTGGGTACAGTTGACTATTAACTAACTCTAGATAACTAGGCTTAAAAGAACCTAATTCATCACACCAATCTCTTACTTGGTCCCATGATTCTAGATTGACATTACTCATTGTCTTCTTTGTAACGGTTCTCTAGCCATTCGTAGTCGTTGATTTTAGCAAGTCTTACAGGCTTATTGATATTCTCTTTTGCATACACTGTGCCTGCTTGGGCTCCTGCTCTTGCGGCTTCTTTGAACTCAGCATCTTTAGCAGGGTTCATCCATTGAGATAGTCTTTGTATGCTGTCTTGATCTGCATTCACTGTTAACTTAACACACTCTCTGAATGCACCACGCCATGTAGAGAACTCGTCTGTGTTAAATTTAGTTGTACTTGCAACTTCAGGCATTGCTTTGAACCTACTGCTAAGTCCTGTTGTAAAGTCTAGTCCCCAACTTGTAGCATCTAATACTTGTTTGGTGTTAAACAACTTGATACCACCATAACCATATTCAGTGCCTGTGATTGGATTACGTGCAAGCCATACATGTACAACTTCTTGGTCGTACACATCAGGTATGTACGAGAAGTCAAACTCATCGTCAACCATGCTGTCTGCATCAACTACCCAGAACATTGAGGTACCTACTTGCTTTGCGGCTTCTTGGTGTGCTGAGAATATTCCGTCGATGTCTCTTACCCATAGTGCATTAGGGAACCTTGCTTGTAGACGCTTATATGCGTTCTCAGCATAGGTTTCGTGGTAGGAAAGGAACACAATATCATATGATTTATACGTGCTACCCGGCTCTCTAACATACTGTAGACCACGAATCTTGTTTAAGAATATCTGATCTGTTGTTAAACTAGCATAGTCTTTGTTAGTAGGCCACAGGCGTAATCCACCATAACTGTGTGTCTTTTGTGTATGCGGATTGAGTCTTTGCCATACGTGAACTTTGTCTATGTTGTTCAATTGTGGCATAAAACTATCATCAATTACTTCTGTGTACACATCAACATCTGTGTCTGTTGTCCAAGCAAACGAGTGCCCTTGCTCTTTGTGTTCATTAATTTGTTTGACAAACTCATCTCTGTCTGTAACAGTTGCCATATCAATAATAGGAAATGCTGTTGTTGTACTTGCTACAATATCTACTTGCTTTAAGTTGGCA